TACCTCCGTCGGCTTTCTGGCTGGGCGCGTCAATGAAAGGGTTTCGCGCAACGCATCGATACCTGCCATCTTGCCGATATTCACGAAATGCTCCTTTCTGTCACCCGTGATGCGTTTCTCGGCAATTGCGCTGTCCACAACCGCGGTGATGCTGGCCAGTGTCAGGCTTTCCGCTTTGTCGCCCTTGTCTTTCAGTAGGCGGAGTGCACCTATTGCCTCCTGCTCGGTAGCCGTATCAGGCAGACCAAGCAACTGTAAAAATTCTCTGTTCATCCTTTGAGTTGATTTGTTGTTTTGATTATCTGCGTCGCCGTCGGGGGCAGTTCCCGCGGGAGCGGTTTTCCTATTCAGCGCAAGCAGGGGCAGCACATCGTTGTCCTCCCCCGCGGAAAGTTTCAGAACCTTGCCGCTGGTGTCGTACAGTTGCAGGGCATCGTTATTTCCCCCGATATCCACGATGCTGACTTCTTCCAGCCGACAGCGTGTGATGGTGCGCCGCGTCTGGCCTTGCAGCAAATATTCAGGCGCATCGCTGGTTTCGATAATCTCGATGCCCGCAGAGGCCATGCGCAGGAAACCGTTCTCCCACTTGCTCTCTATCTTCTTTGCGAACTCGTCGTTCTGGTCGAAAACTGGAGTACCGATAAGTCGGTCGCCATCGATGCGCAGGTTGTCGATACGACCGATGGGCATTGCATCACGGTCGAAACTGCGGCGGTGCATCCACAGCAGTATCGGGTTTTTCAGAAATTGCGTCAGGTCGATGCCCGATGTCAGCACACGGCCTCCGTAACAGTTCAAGCCGCTCGTACTTATAATTACTTCTTTTGCCATTGGCCTTAAAAATGGCGGGCAGGGGTCGGCGTACCCTATACCTGCCCGCAGCTGAAAACAATCGTCTAACCTAAAACCTTTGTAGCGGGGGCGGGACTCGAACCCGCGACCTCAAGGGAATGAACCTTGCGAGTTGACCGCTGCTCTACCCCGCGATGTTTGACATGGCAAAATTGCGTCTATCCTGACACGCCCGCAAAAAGAGTGTAAAACTTTGCATATCTTTTTCTTACAGCTCTATTATTACAGCACTTTTGTACCATGGAAATACCACGGAGTGGGTAATGTGTAACATAAATCGAATGGCAACAAAGAAAGAATTCGAAGAAAAGAGAGAGTATGCACGCCTGCTTTTCATGCAGGGTGAAACGCAAAAGGTGATTGCTGAAAAGGTCGGCGTTTCCGCCGTGACGATCAATAAATGGGTGGCCGAAAACGGCTGGCAGGAACAGCGTGCGGCGGCGAACATCACACGCCCAGAACTGGTGAACAAACTGCTGCATACTATTGACAAACTCATCGAACAGGTGAATGAAAGCGACGACCCCGAAGCGATGGCGGGGTTGGGCGACAAGCTGGCAAAGCTATCGACCACCATCGAACGCCTCGACAAAAAAGCCTCTATCGTGGACGTGATAGAGGTGTTCATGGCTTTCAGCAAGTGGATGCAGTTCCGCATGTCGTTCGACGACGAGATTACGCCAGAACTGCTCAAGACCATCAACAAGTATCACGACTTGTATATTAATGAATTGTTGCAAAACAAATTCAACCAGTAGCTTATGGCATCGAAAGCGGAATTAAAGGAAGCGGTAGAAAGGTGGCAGAAACACTGCGAGACAGTGCAGCAGGCCACGGTTGTGAACACTGCGGAAACGGCACGCGAAAGGCTTGCGCGCATCAAGCGTGTGCGTGCCGATTATGCCGCTTTCGTAGAGTATTATTTCCCGCACTACACTGTCAATCCCGAAACGGGAAAGCAAACGCCCTGCGCGCCGTTCCACATCAAGGCAGCGAACAAGGTGCTGAACGAACGCAACCTGAAAGCGGCGTTCAAGTGGCATCGCGGTGCGGCCAAGTCCACCCATCTGGATATTTTCATACCGCTGTGGCTCAAATGTCAGGAAATACGACAGATTAACGTCATGGTTCTGGTCGGAAAGAGTGAGGAAAACGCCTGCACCCTGCTGGCCGATATACAGGCCGAACTGCAATACAACCAGCGGTACATTCATGACTTCGGGCAGCAGTACAACAACGGATCGTGGGAAGAAGGCGAGTTCGTGACAAAGGATGGCGTGGCATTTTTTGCCCGTGGCCGCGGGCAGTCGCCACGCGGTCTGCGCTACCGCTCGCACCGTCCCGACTACATCGTAATCGACGACCTCGACGATGACGAACTCTGCGAAAACCCTGCCCGCGTCACACGTCTTACGAATTGGGTGAAAGAGGCTCTGTTCGGCGCATTGGACGGCGGGCGCGGACGCTTTATCATGGTGGGCAACCTCATTTCAAAGAACAGCGTGCTGGCGAACTTCTGCGCTATCGACGGGGTGCATGTATCGCAGGTGAACATCTGGGACAAGAACGGCAATGTATCATGGGCGGACAAATGGACGCCCGAAGAAGTGAAAGCTATCGAGAGATTCCAAGGCTACCGCTCGTTTCAGAAAGAGTACATGAACAACCCCATCACCGAGGGCGCGGTGTTCCGTCAGGAATGGATTAAATGGGCGACACGTCCCAAATGGAAAGAATTTGAGGAATTTATCCTGTATATCGACCCCGCGTGGAAAAGCAGCGTAAAAAACGACTACAAGGCGGCAAAACTGTGGGGAAAACGCAAAACGCAGCTGTGGCAGCTGCGCGCGTTCGTCAGACAAGCCACCATCCCCGAAATGGTGCGATGGTGTTATGATCTGTTCGAGTGGGGACAGGAAACAGGTATCGCGATAAAGTTCTACATGGAGGCCAATTTCATGCAGGAGGAAATTCTAAAAGATTTCAAGACAGAGGGTGATTTGCGCGGCTACCAGCTGCCCATTCTTGGAGACAAGCGGAAGAAGCCCGACAAGTTCCTGCGCATCGAAAGCAGCGCAGCAAACTGGGAACGCGGCTTTGTATATTACGACGAAAGCCAGAAGCAAGACCCCGACATGCTCGCGGGACTGGAACAGACCCTCGCATTCCAGAAAGGGATGCGGGGACACGATGACGCGCCCGACGCCGACGAGGGCGCAATATCACTGCTTCAAAAGCACTCACGGATCAGTAGTTTCACTCCGTCGTTCGGCAGGCGGAACAATGCAAAAAATGTATCATGGTAAGAAAGTATTTCCAAGCCCTCGTGTTCGACCGACGGCTGAAACGCGCCAAGAAAAAAGCGCAGCATGACGCTACGCTGTACGGTAAAAAGTTCCTCGTGCTGGTGTTCGGCGGAAAGCCCGTCGTAGTTTCCATGCAGGGCATTAAAAAGCTGATACGGCAGCACCGTTTCGCAAAGGGGTTTACAGCCGAAAAGGCCGAAAAATGTGCACTGTACGTCGCCATTCCCGACAACTCAAAAAAACAGATGCCATGTTCCTGACAATCGACGACTACAAAAGCGTATGCGACAGCTTCGAGTTCGAGCAGGTATGCGCTGCTGAGGCCGAACGCCTCACGGCGGAACGGGCGGCAATGGAACAGATATGCAGCTACACCCGACACCGGTACGACATGCAGCAGGCTTTCGCTGCGGAGGGAGAGGCACGCAATGCCATGCTCGTGCAGTGCATGGTGAACATCACGCTGTGGCTGATGATTCACCGCCTACCACAGAACATGGGACACGAACGTCGAGAATGCCTCTACAACGATTCAGTGAAATGGCTGCGCGACGTGCAGAACTCCAAAGCATCGCCCGACCTGCCGACTTATACGGACGGCGACGGGGAAACGGATGCTCACAACCCCGTCCGTTACGGCTCGATGCCGCCTAACAGATACGATTATTAAACGGTATTCAAACAGCAGTTAAATGGATTTTATCAACAACTTAAAGCAGACTTTCGCCCGCCGCAGCTATACCGATGCGGAAGTGGACAGGCTCGTGCGCTTTGCCAAAAGCAGGCAGGGACTTAAACTTACCGCACAGCTCATGCAGCAGACCGACAGCCTGACAAAGAAAGATATTGCGACATGGCGACAGGCATGGCAGGCCGCCATTAGCATAGACAACCCCAACCGTGCACGCCTGTACGACATCTATACCGACTGCCTCGTAGATTTGCACCTGACGGGTTGTATCGGTCAACGAAAAGGAAAGACACTGCAAAAGGATTTCCGGCTGGTGGGCAAAGACGGCAAAGAGAATCCGGAGGGTACCAAATTGCTGCAAAAAGAGTGGTTCAATAACTTCTGCGACCTTGTGCTGGACAGTCGCTTCTGGGGGCACAGCCTCATACAGCTGGGCGACATTGTGTCGGATGAAAACGGAATGCGTTTCGAGGGCATGGAACTCGTACCGCGCAAGCATGTATGCCCTGAATACGGCGTTATCACGCCCGAACCTGCCGCGGACTGGCGCACGGGAATACCGTATCGCGAGGGCGATTTCGCCCTGTGGTGTATCGAAGTGGGTACGCCCAAAGACTTGGGGCTACTACTAAAATGCGCGCCGTCCTGCATAAGCAAGAAAAACATGCTCGCGTTTTGGGACATGTTCGGAGAGATATTCGGCGCGCCCATGCGCGTGGCGCGTACCAATACAACCGATGAAGCTGAACGCCGACGCATAGAAGGGTCGCTCGATAAGATGGGCGCAGCGTTCTGGGCATTATTCCCCGAAGGAACGGACATCGAAATCAAGGAAAGCAGTCGCGGCGATGCTTACAACGTCTACGACAGGCGCGTGGACAGATGCAACAGCGAACTGTCGAAAGGCGTACTGATGCAGACAATGACCATCGACAGCGGGTCGTCCCTTTCGCAGTCGGAAACGCACCTCGAAATTTTCGAGGATGTCATCAAGGCCGATGCAAAGATGGTGGCGAATGTCGTAAACGATAAGCTGCTGCCACTCATGGCGCGGCACGGTTTCCCCGTGCAGGGGCTTTCATTTCAATGGGATGATGCGGCATCGTTCAGCCCTGCTGAACGACGCGAGGAAGAACGCCTGCTGTTGGAATACTACGAGATAGACCCGCAGTATTTCATTGATAACTACAATATCCCCATAACGAGCGTGCGCCAACCCAAAACACAGCCTGACGCTTTTTTCGAGTAAGCCCCACCGAGAAAGTGGGGCTGCGAAGTGACTACAAGGCATTCAACAACGCATTGTGCTCGCTATACGGGCATGACCTGCTGACGCTGGCGAAAGACGAGACGCCGTTCGCGTTCGATGATACGAGGATGGAGGATGCGGCAAAACTCATCTATGAAAACGGAGGCTTCGACCTCGCGCAGCTGACAACCCCCGAAGCGCAGGCTATCATCGAAGAAACTGTGCGTGTGCTTGAAACGGCCATCGGCAACGGCCTGCCGCATGAAGTACCCGAGACACTTCGCTACGCTCTCGAAAACAACGCCTTTGTCTTTTCTGGCTTCAAGACGTTCCACGCCTTGCGCGAAGTGGGGCTGTCGATGCTGACGGAAAAGGGCGACATCAAGCCGTTCAACGACTTCCTGACGGACGTAAAGAAGATAAACGCGCAGTACAACCACAACTACCTGTACGCGGAATATAATCATGCCGTCGGGGCGGCGCAGATGGCGGCAAAATGGCACGACTTCGAGCAGGACGGCGACCGTTATTATCTGCAGTACCGCACCGCCGGCGACGATAAGGTACGCGAGGAACACGCCGCGCTCAACGGTACGACACTGCCGCCGTCCGATCCGTTCTGGGAATTGTTTTTGCCGCCGAACGGCTGGAACTGCCGCTGTACGGCGGTACAGGTGCGCAAAAACAAATACACGCCGTCCGACCCAGAACTGGCCATGCAACGCGGAAATGAATGCACCGAGGGAGCAAAACGGGCGATTTTCCGATATAATGCGGGCAAATCGCTGCAACTATTCCCCCCGAAGCACCCTTATTACAAGGCCAGCAAGGAGGCAAAGCAGGTCATCGAACAGGTGACGCAGGAAGCTATCAGGGAGAAACGCATCGGAACATTGCGGGAGCAGTTGCCTGATACCCTCACAGACGTGGAAAAAGATGCTATCGCCGCAAACAATTACGAGTTGGAGCAGGCTTTGGGCATCACGGTTGGAAAGCCCATGACAATAGAGGAAGCCGACAAACAAAGCGCGAATCCAGACTATGTACCTAAATACCTTCTTGATGAAACAGGCATATATAGGGACAAATATGCACGTTACAAACTCAATCCCGCATACGACAGGAAAAGGGATGAGCCTAACGGCATAAACTGTCAGACATGCGCACCTGCCTATGCGTTGCGTTTGATGGGATTCAATGTAACAGCAAAACCTAACACACACGGCTCAAAATTGGAATACCTGAGTCGCGGTATGCAATGTTGGGAAGTATGGAAAAATACAGACGGAACGCCCGCGCAACATACCAGCCTGAACGGATGGCTGGCGGAGAAAGGCTACCAGAAAGTAACGCCCAAACGGTATTTGCAGTTCTTTGATGAAGTATGCAAGGAAGTCGGCGTATATGAATTGTCAATCGGATGGAAAGGCGGCGGCGGACACGCTACCATATTACAACGATTTGCCGATGGCACATTGCGGTACATCGAACCGCAGGCGGACAATTCCGAGGGGTCAGGTTACGAATGGAAGAACCTCGAATATCTTGCAAACGAGGGGGCAACTAAAAATCATATGTGCCGTGGGATAATGCGAATTGACAACAAGTTATTCAACGTCGGATTCACCGACATCTTTAACAAATAAGTCGATAATATACAATGCAGGACTTTCTGTTACTATGTCAACTTTCCCGTCTTTTACAAGATAAACAAACGGATAACCGGTGCAACTGTCTTCTGGAAAATGGTACATATAAGCATCCGCCCCCTCGTACTTGCCGAGGTAGTCGATTGCATCGCCGTACATGATGATCAAATCATGAGCAGCATCTTTGACTATTTGCGGAACATTCTTCATATTGGCAAATATACGCATTATTTTTCGCTTAACTATAAAACAGACATACAATGATGGACGGCGACCAACTAAAACACAATATTCTGAACGATATGCGCACGGAGCTGGCCGACGAGTTCGATAAGAATTTCGACCGCAAAGCCTTTTTCACGAAAAAATGGAAACGTCGCGCAAATCCGGACGCCAAAGGCTCGCTGCTGATGGTGACTGGGACGATGCGGCGCAGCGTAAAGGCCGAGGTAAAAGTAAACGGCGTGCGTTTTTCATCTGCCGTACCTTACGCGGCTATCCACAACGAGGGCGGAAAAGGAACGAAGCAGGTGCGCCAACATTACCGAACCAGCAAAAAGGGAAAAACGTACACGGTTAAGGCGCACACGCGTAAATTCACCATGCCGCAACGCCAGTTCGTAGGCGACGGCAAACGGACGCAGGAGATTATCAAGGGGGTAATTGCGGATAACGTCTCAAACTTCGATAGGCAACTTGTTAAATTCATCAAGAAATGA